ATGTAGCTCAACAGTTTAACCGATCGGTGCGTACTATCGGAAGTCATTATAGTATGGGGATGTTCGAGTGATAACAATTAATAGTAATGTATACGACGTATCTGAGTTTATGAAAGTATCATCCAAACAAGCAACGTTCGCACTATCTAAGACTATTAACGACTCATTATACTCAATCAAAGACGATTATCTTAAATCATTTGAGACTATATTCGATAAACCGAATATGAATTATTTAAAAAATGCATTCACGGTAAAGAAATCAACCAAAACCAATTTAGCAGGTATGATAGAAGTAAGTCCGTGGGATATGGGTAAGGGTCAAACACCTGAAGCTGTGTTACTTCACCACGTCACAGGCGGAGACAGACCGCTTAAAAGGTTTGAGAAAGCAATGATAGGCAGCGGCTTTATGAATAGCAACATGATAGCAGTGCCGGCAGTAGGAGCGAAGCTTGACCAATATGGAAATATAAAGGGGAGTTTCTCTTCAATGCTTATCTCATATTTTGGAGCGTATCGCAAAGCTGGTTTTGATGGAAATATGAAGCAAGAAACTAAAGACAAGATGGCGCGATATGCGAAGATCAAAAAAACAAAGTATGATAGAAAGAATAAAGCTAAAGTAATCAATGGTGTAGTTTATTTTATGTCTAATGGAGGGAAGTTTGCAGCTGGTATATGGGCAAAGACCGGACACAGTGGTAGAAATATTAAGCCCGTTATTTTATTCGTCAGAACCCCAAACTATAAAAAGCGGTTTGACTTCTATGGGATGGCGGATATGAATATACAAAATAACTTTAAAGATAGATATGCTAAAAATTTTGATTTTGCTATGAGTACGGCGAAATGATGGGTGAATGTAAAGCGGTGGGGGTACTTCAAGGTACTGTGGGAGGGATGCCAAACAAGGGTAATGCGACGCCCGCTTTTTTTTTAGTCACAGAATTTTTTAAGCATTTACTTTTAACAAAAAAATAACCTACCAAAGGTAAACTATGAAAGAGTTAAAAAACGCCTATTTAGAAAATGATATTTTTGTGATGGTTGAGGCACTATCGGCCATGATCGGAGTGTCAAAAATGAGCATAACCAATTATGTCAAAGACGGAATGCCATTTATAAATATTGAAGAATCAAAAAGGAAACATTTTCCAGTCCTTCAATGTATAAAATGGCTTGCGATTCGTGGGTTAATTGAAATACAACAACCAATTAAAGAACGCGAAGAGTATGAAAGTTATGATGATATAGATTCCATAGAGGCAAAGCGTCGTCAAGACATAGCCAAAGCAAAACTAATGGAAATGGAAGTTGAAGAGGCAGAGGGTAAATTAATCAGAGTTGAAGACGCGCTAAAGGAGAATGAAAAGGTGCTGGTTGCATTCCGATCTCGTATCTTATCAATGCCATCATCTATCGCGCCGTCTGTGATTACATGCGAGACTGTCGCAGAGGCTAAATCTATTATTGAAAACGCTTGTTATGATGCACTTGAAGAGTTATCAAGATTAGAATGAAGACTTTCAACTGTAAAGTGGTGTCACCACCCAAAAGACTCACAGTATCGCAATGGGCAGACTCATATAGATACCTATCAAGCGAATCATCCAGCGAGTCCGGAAAATGGAGTACCGCACGGGCGGAATATCAGCGCGGGATTATGGACGCATTCAGCGATCCGGCAATAAATACCGTAGTATGGATGAGTTCGGCGCAGGTTGGAAAGACTGAGGCGCTTAATAATATCATAGGGTATTTCATCGATCAAGACCCATCTCCTATCTTAGGATTACAACCTACCTTAGAAATGGGGCAAACGTGGAGCAAAGACCGTATCTCACCCATGCTTCGTGATACTCCAGCACTCAAAGACAAAATAGCGGACGCTCGGTCACGTGATAGTGGGAACACAATCCTACATAAGACGTTCAGTGGCGGTCACCTTACAATCGCAGGGGCTAACTCTCCTGCCTCTCTTGCATCTCGTCCGGTTCGTGTAGTTCTTTGCGATGAGATAGACCGTTACCCTGCATCAGCTGGTGCAGAGGGTGACCCCGTATCACTTGCGTTCAAGCGTACCACGACATTTTGGAATAAAAAGCGTATGCTAACCTCAACCCCCACGATCAAAGGGGTATCCCGTATCGAAATGGCTTACGAAGAGAGCGATATGAGACGCTTTTATGTCCCATGCCCTGAATGTTCGCATGAGCAGACTTTAAAATGGTCAAATGTGGTATGGGAAAAAGACGATATTCACATGGCGCGCTATTCGTGCGATAATTGTGGCTCACTTTGGAGCGACTCAAAACGATGGGGAGCCGTCAAAAAAGGTCGTTGGGTAGCTGAAAAAGAGACAAAAGGTATCGCAGGGTTTCACCTCAACGAGATTTATAGCCCGTGGGTGTCTCTTGGCGATATGGTTACGAACTTTTTAGAGGCTAAAAAGTCAAAAGAGACACTAAAAACGTTTGTCAATACTTCACTTGGTGAGACGTGGGAAGAAGAAGGGATACAACTTGATGATAATGAGCTAATGAAGCGAAGAGAGGACTACGTGGATGTACCAAGCAGTGCGCTTGTATTGGTTGCGGGATGCGACGTTCAGGACGACCGTATTGAAGTAGAGGTTAAAGGATTCGGGGATGGAGAAGAGTCGTGGAGTATTGATTATAAAATCATCTACGGAGACCCATCGAAGCCTAATATATGGCAGGACTTAGACACCGCACTACTACAACAGTACCAAAATGAAGATGGTTACCCAATGCGTATCGCTTCGGCTTGTATCGACTCCGGAGGACACTTTACGGATGCAGTTTATAAGTTTGTTAAAAACAAAGAATCACGCCGTGTGTATGCCATCAAGGGTTCAAGTTCAGCAGGTGCTCCACTCGTTAACCGTGGAACGAGATCGAATAAGGGTAATGTCAAACTATTCGCAGTGGGAACCGATACCGCTAAAGAGCTGATTTTTGCGCGCCTTAAAATCGAAGAGTTCGGGGCTGGGTATATGCACTTCAATAAAAAAATAAACGATGAGGAATACTTCAAGCAATTAACAGCCGAAAAAATAACGACTAAATTCGTTAGAGGCTTCCCTGCCAGAGTATGGACTAAGACGCGGCCACGTAATGAGGCATTGGACTTAAACGTTTATGCCTTAGCCGCTCTTGCTATTCTTAACCCAAATTGGGCGGCATTGCAGGCCAACGTGGCTAAAAAATTACAGCCAAAAGAAGATCAACAACCACAAATACAAGAAGAGAAAAAACAGTTTATTAAGCCAAATCGATATCAAAAACCGCGAGGTTCTTGGGCCAAAAGCTGGTGATTAGATAAAAATTTAATCTTTTCCAATTTTACGCTTTTCAAAATGTGAAAATTGTATCAATGGATAACTTAACCCTTGATTCTCTCTTTATCGGCGATACTGTTACTAAGCAAATTAACCTTAATGGTTATTCCCCTGCTGACTACACTCTTAAATATGATATCGGGGCATTAACCCTTACATTCTTAGACGATGGGATCAACTTCATCCTTTCGGAGGTAATCACCGGTATTACAACTGGCGAGTATAACTATCGTGCTGTCATAATCAATAAAGTAACATCAGCTAAAACAACCATCTTACAAGGTCGTGTAAAAGTTACTGATCTGTCCTACAAATCCCACGCACGAAAAGTCCTTGACGCTATCGAAGCAACGATAGAAGGCACTGCAACGCAATCACAGTCAGAAATGACTATTAACGGGCGATCTATCAAGTATTTTTCATCCGAACATCTCCTAAAACTACGATCTACCTACAAGCGCGAGATAGCGAATGAGGAAGCATCGGAACGTATTAAAGCTGGTTTAGGCTCAAAAAATAAAATCTTGGTGAGATTCTAATGTTTGAAGGATTAATGGCACGTTTCGGCTATACACGAACAGATAATAATACCGCAAAACGCAATTATTCTGGGGCTAACATCGGGCGATTGTTCTCATCATGGCAAGCATTCAGCCAAACCGCAGACCGCGAAATACAATCTTCTATCACTGTATTACGCTCTCGCGCTCGTGAACTATCACGTAATAACGACTATGTTAAAAAATACCTTGAAATGGTGCGTAAAAACGTCGTAGGCCCTAACGGTATCACCCTGCAAGTGCGAAGTAAAGACCCCAAAGGGTCACTCGACACTATGGCTAATTCTATGATAGAGGATGCTTTTTATAAGTGGGGTAAAAAAGGCAATTGTGACGTTACAGGTCGATATTCATGGCGCGATATTCAGAACCTATTCATAGAATCAGTTGCAACCGACGGAGAGGTTTTAGTCCGCATTTTATTTGATCGAAAAAAAGGGCTACAACTCCAATTAATCGAGTCGGATATGCTCAATGAGCGTTTAAATGATATATCTCGCCAAATATCTATGGGCATTGAATATGATGATAATGGTAGGGCTATCGCTTATCATGTTTTCAAGTATCACCCATCATCGCTTCAATCAACTACTTTAGGGAATAAAGTAGAGCGTATCCCAGCGGATGAAATAATCCACGCCTTTATTCCTTCGCGATCAAGTCAAGGGCGCGGTGTTACATGGCTACGTACCGCGATGACACGGTTGAAAATGTTAGAGGGGTATGAAGAGGCAGAACTAACTGCCGCTCGTGTAGCTGCCGCAAAAATGGGGTTCTATA